GGATTTATTAAGAGGTAATACTAAAGCTAGTGAAACAGCTACTGCCCAACAATTAAAAGCACAATTTGGTAGTATGCGTATGCGTAAAAGACAAGAAGAAATAGAACGCTATATCAGGGATTTATTTAGAATTAAAGCAGAAATAGTAGCAGAACATTACGAACCAGAGATATTACAAGCAATTACTGGCATAGAAGTAACACCTGAAATGGTGCAAATTATGCGTGATGATAAATTAAGGGCGTATAATATAGATGTTGAAACAGATTCTACAGTATTTTCTGATGAAAACGCAGAAAAACAAACAAGAATAGAGTTTTTACAAACTATGGGTTCATTTTTAGAAAAAGCTATTGCTATATCTAATGCTAATCCATTATTGACACCTATTGCTTTCCAATCTTTACGATTTTTAGTAGGTGCATGGAAAGTCGGTAGAGATTTTGAAGAAATTATCGATCAAACAGAACAACAAATTACGCAACAAACACAACAACAAATGCAAGCACCACCACAACCTAGTGAAAATGAAAAAATAACACAGGCTAAGATACAAGGTGAGTTAATGCGTGAGAAAATGAAACAAGAAGGCAAATTAGCAGATATACAAGCTAAAACAGGTGCAGAAATGACTAAAATACAGTCTGAAGCAGAGCTTTCAAGAGAAAGAAATGCTTTAAAAGAAGATTTAGCATTATTAAATTCAGACATAAAACTAGCAGAAAAGGTAATGGAATGAGCTATTTAAAGAATTTTGATACTATTGATTGGACAAAAGGCAAAGATTATGTAGTGAAAAAAAGTAATAGACGTGGCAAATCTTTACAAGTAATGTCTGATATAGAAGAATTTGTTAGTCCAGTAGATAAATCCGTAATAGGTAGTCGATCTGGGTTAAGAAATCATGAAAGGCGACATGGTATTCGCCAAATTGGTAACGATTGGTCAGGTGGAGAACGCACAAATAGTGCTAGACCCACTAATTGGCAACAATAAGTTCTTGAAAGGAACTATAACATGGAAGAAGTAAGCACTCCTGAAGTACAGGAATCAGCAGAAGCTCCAATGAGTCTTGATGCTGTTTTAGAAAGTTCAATAGGCAGTAGTTTAGACGCAATTAAAGAACCAGAAGAAGCTCCAGTAGAAAATACTGAACAATCTTCTAAAGACTCTTTAACAGTACCAGCAGAAAAAAATACTTCTCCTGAAAAAGATGTTGATGACTCTGAAAACTTGGATCAGTTAGCTGCTGAACATGATGATGATCAATCAGAAACAGACAGTTCAGAAGAAAATCCTGACAATATAGAAGCCACTGAAAATTCTACGGAATCCAAACTAGCAGCTCCTAAAAATTGGTCAGATGATGTAAAAAAGGTGTTTGATACTTTACCACAGGAATCACAAGAATTTATGATTAAACGTGATAAAGAAATGACATCTGATTACACCAAAAAGACACAAGATTTAGCGGAACAACGCAAAAATATTGAAGCATTAGATAAAGTTCTACAACCAGCACGTCAAACAATTCATGCAACAGGGATAAGTGAACCAGAATATATATCTCGTTTATTGAACGCAGACAATGCCTTGAGAACTAATCCAAAAATGGCACTTCGACAACTTGCACAAGGTTACGGAATTGATTTGTCTACCATGAACGAAGAAAGTGAGTCTTGGAATGATCCAGACCCACAATACGCCCAATTATTGCAACAAAATCAACATATTATGTCGGAACTCAATCAATTTAAACAACAAAATATACAATCAACAGTAGCCCAAACAGAACAAACAGTAGAGCAATTTTCTGCAAAAACTGGTGCTGACGGCAAATTAACACACCCACATTTTGATAAAGTAAGAGTTAAAATGGGGAATTTAATAGATGCTGGAGAAGCAAAAGGACTTGATGACGCTTATACGAAAGCCGTTAGATTAGATGATGATCTATACGAAGAAGCGATAAAAGCATCTCGTTTATCAGTTAAAAAACAAGAAGATAGCAAACGAAAAGCGGCAGTAGATAAAGCTAGAAAAGTAAAACCTTCTAGTTCAGCTAATCCGCCAAAAGGTTCTGTAAAAACTACTGATTTGGATAGCTTGTTAATGACAAGTATTGAGGGAGCAGGATTTGGAAGGTAATGTGCAGGGTATAATAATTAATTAGGGAGCAGATAAAATGGCATCTCCAAATAGTACATTTACGGAAATTGTTACTACCACTCTTGCTAATTACAGCAGGACAATGGCAGATAACATAACAAACAACAATGCTTTACTTCGTGCAATTAACGAAAAAGGCAATAAGATCGTAGCTGGTGGTAGAACTATTGTGCAAGAATTAGAATATGCAGCAAATAGCACTACAAAATGGTACAGTGGCTACGAAGTATTAGATACTTCAACAAGTAACGTATTTACAGCAGCTGAATTTAATTACAAACAGCTTGCAGGTAATGTAGTTATATCTGGACTAGAGCAAGTAGAAAATTCTGGTAAAGAGCAAGTATTTAACCTTCTAAAATCAAGAGTAAGAAATCTTGAAAAGTCATTAAAGAATACAATGGCGACTTCTTTATACGCAGACGGAACAGGAACAAGTGGTAAAGATTTAGGTGGACTAGCTTTAATAGTTCCAGGAACAGTTGGAAATACTGTTGGTGGAATTAACTCAACAACTTATTCTTTCTGGCAAAATCAAGTTTATGATTTTTCTACAGCAAGTGTAACAGCTAGTGCAACTACAATACAAACAGCTATGAATACTTTATGGTTGAGTTGTATTAGAGGTGCAGATCAACCTGATTGCATAGTCGCTGGCACTACTTATTTCCAATATTATTGGGCTTCACTACAAACCAATCAAAGGTTTACAAGTGATGATAAAGCAAGTGCTGGGTTTATGAACTTAATGTTTATGAACGCACCAGTATACTATGATGACCAATGTACCGCAACAGCTATGTATATGCTGAATACGGACTATTTATTCCTTCGTCCAGCTAAAGGTAGAGAATTTACTCCTTTAGGTGAGAAGGCTTCTGTTAACCAAGATGCAATGGTATTGCCAGTAGTTTGGGCAGGTAACATGACTGTTTCAAATCGTGCAAGACAAGGCATCATACAAGCATAGTAAAGGAGTAAAATATTATGTCTTATATTATAGGAATGGACTTATCTGAAGTAAGCGATACTGCAACATTTAACCTTGGACAAAAAGGAATGAATGATGATGGTAATACTTACAAGTATGTTCAATACGATACTGGTGCAGGAAGTGTTGCAGCAGTAAGTGGTCAAATAGCTTATTATTATGCACCATCTGGTGCTTCCGCTGGAGCAGTCAATGTATGCACTAGCGATTTATCAGACTCAGCAGAGATAGGTGCTGGTGTTTTACAATCTGCTCCAACAGACGCACAATATTGTTGGATACAGATAGGTGGAACAACAACCATGTCTATCGCACTAACTGCTGGTGCAGATGGCGACCCATTAACACCAACAGGTTCTGGTGATGGTACGCTTGATGTAACAGGAGCAGCAACATCTGCTGTTTGTGCTTATGCAGTAGATGCAGCAGGAGCTGCACCTATAATAGCATTAGCATTTATGGGCTAGATTAAAATATATAGAGGGTGGTTTAGACTGCCCTCTATAAACTAGGAGGATAAAATGTCTAATTTAAGAGCAACTTTTTATAAATCAGAAGAAGGCATTGATTTAGTAGAATTAAAAATAATAGGCGATCCTAATTCCGTAATTTACAAAGTATCCGAAAAATCAGAAGAATTTAAAAAAGATTTTCCTAAAGAATGGGCAGCTTTCTATAAAGATAAAAACCCAGTTAAAACAATAAAAACAACAAATTTAAATGTATTACAAACTATGAACCCAAGAAAAATAGACGCATTAAAGTTAGAAGGGGTAGTTTCTGTAGAGCAATTAGCAGAATTATCTGATGGTGCTTGTCATGGTTTAGGCAAAGGCACATTAGATTATAGAAAAGATGCTAAAGAATTTCTTATGGAAAAACATAATATTAAACCATTACAAGTGGTGGGCTTATGACATTATTAACAATATGCCAAGATGCTGCCAATGAAATAGGAGTTCCATCTCCTTCTGCTGTTATTGGTTCAACAGATACTACTGCTATACAATTATTAGCTGCAGCAAGCCGAGAAGGTAAGAATTTAGTTACTGGTTATGACTGGGAAATATTAGTCAAAGAAGAAAACCACACAGCAATAGCGGCTGAAAGTCAAGGAGCTATGACAACTATAGCAACAGACTTTGAAAGATTTAGTAACAACACTATGTGGAATAGAACCACCGATAGAAAATTTTATGGTCCATTAAACAATTCAGAATGGCAAAGACTAAAGGGTTCAGTACAAAGTGGCATAACAAATTACTTTAGGATAAGAGGGGGATTATTATTAATAAACCCAGTTCCTACAGTAGGTGATGCAATATACTTTGAATACATT